ACCGTTGTTGAAATACTGCTGATACGGAACTCGGCCCGTGGCCGCCGCAAACAGGATTTCAGCATTCGCCAAGCTAATCGCGCTCGTCTGAGCTTCAGGACGAAGGAACGATCCCTGCCCGGCTTTGCCTTGGAAGGAATACACAACACAGCTATTCCACGATCCAAAAGCTCCGTTGAAGAGACGATTCGCATCACCGCGAAGACCAGCTTCACGCTGCGCTTGCTGCCACACCGGGTCAGACTTGAGGTAATACTCAGCCGCAATGTCATCGACCACGATGCCGTAATACGAGATCAATTGCTTGCCATCCATCACAGTTTCGATGGGGGTGGAAAGCTTACGGTTCAACGCCGTTTTGATCTTGTTGATCTCAGCCGTCCCGAACGTATCCACGTTCGTGAGAGTAGCGACCGATACCACCGCGTTCGGATACAACACCGTGTTCGTGGCAGAATCGGAAGCCGCCAGATGCCGCTGATCCGCTTTGCCAACCAACTGCGCGAAGAGATCATCATCTTTCCGTTTCGCAAGCCACGTGGACAGAGTTGCATTCGCCACGCTCAAATCACTCAGGAAAGACCGCTTCGTGGCGCGTTTGTTAAAACCAACCGCGTGACGAATCCAGTCCACCTTCAGAGAGAATTGACTGAAGGTAAGTTTCTCTTCTTTTCCTTTTAGTTCCGTTTCGCCGCTAACGCCAGTCCCTTCGAGATTCGAGTGGATGGAAACTTTTACTTCATCTCCAGCCTTGGACTCAAAATCATTCCGGGTGACAATTGCGCTGTTTGAACCTTCAGAACCCTCAAACTTGTCCCAAAAGCTTTTGCGCTCAGCGTCCCGGCGAACCTTTGTGTCCCAATGCTCAGGGATCAAAAGTGCGAGGGCTGCTGTGTCGTTGACGTTCAACGGGGTGTCAGCCATATACAATTTAAACATATTCGTGTTTCTCCTTTTCTTTTTCGGGGATTTATTTCTGCACTTTTGCATCAATCTCGCTGCTCCAATGTGACACCTGTTGTGCTGGTGTCAATTTCATAAATTCTTCTTCAGTTAGGCTCTTGTGCTTGGGTGCCCCTTTTTGATTGATGCCGCCTTTGTTGCCAGTTACTGACACTTTACCGAGAACTCGCTTTTTATTAGCCAACTCCTGTTCAGCCAAGCGTTTCGTCTCGATTTGAACGTCTTTAATCATTTGAGGAGATAGTTCCACGTACGCTCTGGCGGCTGCATTATAGAAAGCTTCTTTATCGCCACGCGCAGTAAACTCTTTATAATACTTTGCGGTCTTCTGACCAAATTCATATTTCGACTTCGACTTCTCTTTCAGAGCTGCCATCTTCACCGGGTCTTTTCCGACTGCAAGGATCTCAGAAAGAACAGGGAATTTCTTGATGGCACTATCCTCTGAAGCTCGTACAAAATTCTTATCACTTTCCTCTTGTGCAACTTTTTCCTGAGCCTTTCGATTAAGCTCTAAGGACTGTTTCACTTGCTGATCCGCGACCCACCGCAGTGTGTTCACCGGATCTTCTTTCATTGCCTTTGCCAGAACCTCTGGCTTGATATTGGCAAGTGTTAATTCCTCTGGTTGGCCCTTCTTGGCCGGGTCAGGGGCAGGTGTTACTTTCTTTTCAAGCTCCTCCAAACGCTTTTTTAGGTCAGCATTTTCACTTCGAGCAGCTCGAAAAGCGTGCTGAGTATCCGTAAGACGCTTTTTGATAATCGGGTCTTCAATTTTCTCAAGATCTGCATCCTCCTCAGCATCCGTGGGATCTTGTGTATCATCATTTTCTTTGTCTTCAGCAGCAAGTGCAGCCGCTGCAGCCTCAGGATCTTCCTCCTCGGCTGGTTCCTCAGCCGGGGCTTCCTCTTCTGCTGGCTTTTCAGCCTGCGCGAAGTTGTGCTCAACTGATTTGGCCAGATGCTCATTCTGTTTTTCTTCAGACAAGGCACTGAACTCCTCGTCAGTGAGAGATTTAAACTCCTCAGCCGCAGGTTCCTCCGCTGGCTTTTCTTCTGGGGCAACCTCATCAAAAAACAGTGCAAACAACCTTTTTAGAAAATTCATTTCGTTTCTCCCTTTGGACGAGCATGAGAAGTAGTTTCGCCAAGAGCAAATTTCGCTGAAGAGGCGATAACATTCATCACGCTACAAAGTACGCCACGCAAGCTAGGCGCGGAAACGAAGGGATGAGCCATTACGCTGGCTGTCCTTCGGTACCGGACTGAAGAACTTGTGTGACTGCTGCTGCATCCTGATCACGCGCTTGTGTTTCAAGTGCGTGAGCCTGATCCAGTTTCTGACCCTCAAGGTTCGCTTTGTTCTTGTCTGCCGCGATCTGCACTTGAGTTTTCTGGGCTCCGGCAGCAGTAGCTGCTTGAGCCTGAATTTTTGCTTGCTGAACCTGCGCTTGAAGCTGCTGAATCTGCATCTGGAACTGACCCTTAGCAATTTCTTTTTGCATGTCCTGCATTGCAACCTGCTCTGAAATTCTTTTGGACACCTCAAGGATCTCTTCCTCAGTTGGAACAAGAAGATCAGAATCAATCGTCTTATAGGCTGTTGTAAGATTACGAATTGCCTGAACATAAATGCGCGGGATCTGCATCAAAATAGGATCAGAACGCACTAGGTTATAAAGTTCCTGCCCCTGCATTTTATAGTCCTGCTCCTCAAGCACAGATCTGTCAACGATAATCAGTTCAGGATCTTCGATAAGCTCATCAATGTCCACAGCGATTTTATTGATTAGATCCGTTTCCTGCTCATCCATAACTTCGAGAAACTCGTCTTCGGGCCGGAACTGCTTTACCATCTGGAGCACTTGCTGCGCCATACGGATCGTCCCAAAAGTAAACTCTTTGGCAATCTCATCGAGGGTGATATTGCCCTCTTGGATCACCGCAAGCTGGCCGGATGCCGTAGGCTGTGAAGGCCCGATATCCTGCCCGGTTTGGTACGAGCCAATTCCGGTCTGCTTTGCCGCGAGCTGTTCCAGCATGTTCAATTCATTCATCGGAGCAAGCGGAACATCTCCAAGATCCATCACTTCAATATCGTCCATTTTGCCTACGTCCCAGACAACTCCGGGATAAAATTGTTCGAGCAAAAAGTTTGTATCTGAGCCGCGTTTTTTCTTGAAACTCTTACAGGTCACGAGAGCCGCGCTGTCAATATAAAGATCGTGAAGTTTGTCCATCTCAATATTAACGTGCTCAAGTTTCTGGCACATCCCACGACCATGCCACGTATCCGATCTGCGCTCCATATTGATAACGGTAAAATTGGAATTATCAAACAAATATGGAAACCGCATGACCTTCAAAATCTTTTTTGCTTTCTTGTCATAGGTAAAAACAATTCGCTGGGGTTCTGCGATCTTTTCTTTGGTGGATTCCTCAAGAGTCATCCAACCCCACCATTCAATTACTTCACGCTCGCCGCAGCGATCAACGAACTGCTGATCATCCGGGAGTTTCTTTAGCTCCTCTGCGAGAATTTTATTTACAACATCGGGATCGTAATATTTCTTCTGTGCTCTGTGGTAGTATTCCGTAGCACTAACCCAAAGCCGACGAGCTTCCCACGAAGGTTCGACAAACCTATTGGATTCCTCGGAACGAAAGTAATCCGTGAGATCAACCCACTCGATTCGAGGAGTCTGCTCAAGAGTAGACTGTTCCTCGATCACATACTCTGTAATGGTGTCCATGATCGGTGCTTTTGTATACGGATCTTCACCGACCTTCTTTTCTTTTTGCCTCGGCACAACAACGGTCTTTGTGCGTTCATAGTAATCCCACGTAGTAATAAAAACACCGGAGCCATACTTCAGAATATCTCGGCCAACACTCATTAAAAGATCAGTGTACTTCATCTTCTTTTCAAAGAGGTAGCGAAGGTACTTTTGAGTGATCAACGACCGTTCTTTCGTCTCCTTATATGATTTCACACGGAGATAGTCCATCGTGCGAAACCGTTTGATCACACGAGAATAAAGCGAGTTGACATTCAATTCAGTGATAGGAACGTGGTAATTGGCGCACCCTTCCCACGGAAAAACTTTTGGAAGGAGCACGCCCTCATACTGGTCGTCCCACTTATAAATCTCTTTTCTGAAACTCTCGGTATTCTTTTCAAAACTATCCACTGCATTTCCAATCACACGAAGGAGCCGATCTTCTTGCTCAGGTTTAAGATCGAGTTCCCAGATCGACTCATATTGGTCAATCAGTTTTACCTCGTCCTCTTTACCCTCGACGTTAAGACTGTCCGTGTCCAATCTATCGTCGATCTTTTTAGGCTTGGTAGGTTCCATAAGTTTTAATAGCCGCCCGTGGGCCGCTTATTTTTTTCCTTTCGTTGTGATTGGGCTTCTTGAGCCTTTTTGCGGTCGAACCAAGGATTTTCTCGGATGACCCAGCACGCGATTGCGAATGCAAAAATGAAGTCGTCGTGTCTGCCCTTCTTGTGATCACCGCGCCCGGATTTGGGATCAATGACCCATTCTTTGATCTCATCATACAACGTCTTCACAATGATCGAGGTGGTATGATTTCTGATCAGTTTGTCGAGGTGGTCAACGACCCACGTACGATTCTGTCCGTTCGTGCTCCAGCCCCATCGTTTAACGGGCTTTGCGTTGTCACGATCTACGATTTCGTAGTAATACACATTCCAGTACCCATTTTTTAATTCGAGATTCATCATACCGCCGTGGGTATTATTATTTTCAGCAGCAATGATGCACTGGTTATAATATTTTGCAAGCTTGATACCGATCCGTGCCGCCTCATCCGGGGAAGTGATGTTTGATAGAAAATGTGCACACGGCATAAAATCGCGCTTCCGAACGACCACGAGAACCGTGTTATCCTGCTCAACACCTTCAGCGGGATCGCCACCTTCAACATATTCTTCGCCGGGCTCCGGCTCATTGTAGATAAAGATGTTTCCATTCGGATCATCACGAAGAACGATAGAGCCATCACTATTTTCAACCAAGAAGCCAATCCGTTTTGGTTCTTGGAGCAGAGCTTTGTGATGCGCCTCAAGATCCTTGACGCTGAAGTACCGACCTCCAGCAATTTGAAAAGCTTCCTCCGGGGTTCGAGGATGTTCCTGTTTCGCAAGTGCTCTTTTTGAAGCAGGCATACGACTCAGCTGGTCTTCCAACCACTCGTCCGTTCGTCCGGGATAACGATTGAACGGGATAAAGAAAGGAAAGAAACTCGTTTTCTTTTCCACTGAAGTGTGCCACATCTCTTCAAAAAACTCTCCGGTTGATTCAATGGTCATTGTTGAAAGCATCACGCACTTGCCCCCTGTAGATGCCAACGCCGGAAGAGCCGATTTATAGATTGCGTCCACAAACTCAACTTTTGCAGCCTCATCAATGATGAGTAGGTTCAACGAACGTGATGTTCCTGCATTCTTGCTGGTAGGGATCGACTCAATCTTTGAATTGATTCCACCAACCTCATCCGAATCGTATCCTTTACGGACACCAAACCAAAGCACAGATTCGTTGCGTTTGTAGACTGAAACTTTCATCCAGTCCGGGAGATTGTCAAACATGAACTTGACTTTCTCTAAAAAGACTTGGGATTCAGTGTCATTGATCGAGATGATCAAGATCCTCTGATATTTGTGAAACATTGCAAGCCAGAGCGCATATCCGGCGACTGTCCATGAAAGACCAAGCTGCCGAGCCTTCAAAATGATCACGTCACGCTTCTCGTGGATGTAATCCAGTGATTCTGTCTGATACTTGAAAAGATTGAACGGGATCTTGCCAGTGGCCGTACCAATCTCATCTTTTCCCATGATGGAACCGTAACTTGCCAGAAAATACTTGTGATCTTTCATGCACTTCACAACTTCTGAGCGTCTACGGTTGGCAGTCAGGGTATCAGTCATTTGTTTCCCGCGATCTGATGACGCGCTTCGTGGTCTTGCCACCATCTTCGATAATTTCTTCGGCCACCGACGTGACTTTCTCTTTTCCAGAGTTGGTGTTTACCGAAGTTTTCATAATCGCCAAACCTTTCAGAACCTGCTGAGCAACTTCCACATTTCCCTTTACAAGTTCTGCATGAATGATCTCTACCGCCAGAGGAGCAAGAGACGCGAGGCGTTTCTTAGCTCCTTTAGTGAGTCGTTCGACGCGCTCACTATCCAGCAGTTTATAAATTGTGCGCCGATCAATCCCGGCGAGGGAGGCAGTTACTGTTTTCTCTGTACCGCACGCGAGCAGCGCAAGAATTTCCAGATCCTTCTTGGAAAGTTCCTCGCCATCTGCTTTTTTGAGATGGCCTCCACCTTTGCTCTCCTCCACCATCGGAAGTTCTTCGATGGGTACGAGTGTACCCTCAACGGGTACGACCGATTCCGCAGCAACCACGGGTTCAGACACACTCTTCTCTTGAGTCTTGCCTGCGTCTTTCCGGGCGATAGCTGCGCGAGCCTGAGATTCGAGATCACTCAGACTCATCATCGGTTCGTCAGTCATTTTTTCTCCTCTTCATCGTTTTTAATCCAGCGGTGATGAGTTTATCCTCTATCCCGTTTTGGATTGCCTGCATAAGTGTTACAAAATCGTCAGCCTTCTCGATTTCGCCTTTGAGTTCCACGATCTCAGACTCTAAACGCTCACGCTGAATGTGTTTCAGTCTGAGTGCTTGGACTAGAGAGTGAACTTTTTCTTGGTGATCCTTGATCACTTTTTCCAAAGCATCTTGCGTGTACTCAGTCATTCCAAAAATTCCTTTCCATTACCTCGCTCTGGAAGAGCCGACCGGGTAGCCCCAGTCCTGAACTCTCCCAGAGTCGAGCAGAAATTAGTCCGTCAAGCTTACCTTCGGATCGGCAACCGTGCCGGAGCCCAGTACTGAATCCGCAGTAAGATCCGCAGCCACTGATGTGGCAGCAAGATTTGCAGCAAACCCGGTAGGATTTGCAGCCGTAAGATCCGAGGCAGGTGAACTGGCCACCGCAGCCGGAATCGTCTTTACAGTCACATTGTAAAAATTTGCATCCAAGCAATCACTGGTTGGCGTAAGGTCATCCGTGTTGGCAATCCACTCATCTGTATCATTTGAGTTCACGGTGATATACCCAATTCCAACATTCAACGCATCGGCAGCCGGAAGAGCAGCGATAGCCAATGCCTCAGAAGTATAAACTTGATCAGCAGCGGGTGACTTCGTACTGATAACACCAGCCGCATTTACCTGAACAAGCCATACTCCCCAAAACGTACCAGCAGCCGCGCCAGTATTTACGGTATCGGCTGCGCTGAAATCCAAGTCATCTTCAGCCGCTTTCGCGTAAGCCACTCCACTGATCGTATAAATAGCAGTGGTAGTCGTCTTGAAGTCCTCCGGGAGCGTTCCAGAAATCAATAGAGTTCCATGAGCAAGTGCGCCATCATTCAGATACGTGCGTAAGCCGTTCGCCAACGTCTTGAGATCATCCATCACATTGTTATCTGCGTCGTGATCCGCTTTCAACTCGGTCAGCTCAGTTACCGCTAGAGCAAACTCATCGTTGTCAGCATCGTGATCTGCAACAAGCTCAGCCACAGTTGCGTTATCCGCGTCATGGTCAGCCGCCAATTCATTCACAAGAACCTGAGTACGATACAAAGCGCGTACCAAAGTACCCTGTGACACACCATTGGGTGTAAGTTCTGTCTCATCCGTTGCGAAAGCAACTGGGGCGAGCGCGAGAGCAAGCACCGCAATCAAAGCCAAAAATTTCTTCATCTTCTGTTTTTCTCCTTTTTCGTTTTTGATTTTTGGGATTTTCGCTCCCCCACGCCGGGTCAGATGACCCAGTATCTTTGCCATTATTGCCCGGCAATCTTTCGGAGCTTGGCTCGGCGTTTCTCGTCTTCCTCGGCCACCCCCATAGCATCCATGAACTCATTGGCCGTTGTCTCGGCCTTGGTGTTACTGTCCGGCGTGCGCCCGGCTTCCGGGGCCCCGTTCATACTGTCGATCATGGATTGCATGTCATCCATCTCTTTCTGACTTACGCGCTTCATAGCTGACCCTTCCGGGAAGGCACGACCACTTCGCGCATGAATTTCTGGTGCATACTATTCACGCGCCGTGACCGGAGATAGTTCTCCTCCTCGGCATCCATCTTCTTCACTTCAGGCACTGGTGTCTTAGGCATTGTGTCTTCCTCTCTTTTTATTTTCATCAAGTATTTATTTTCTTAAATACTTGTAGTTCCTTGGGTTAGCCGGATTGAATCGTGTTTTGCCATCCTTAGCCATTCCCCATACATCTGAGACTTCCCGGATTACCGGAAAGATCTCGTCTTCAAGATCAGTGCACCGGAGACGTTCGTTTGTCAATCGCCGTAACTTTCGGTTAGCGAGGCGTTTGTCCTCTTTGTCGCTCGATGCACCAATACCCATAATTGGATTCTTTCTTCGTGATCTGCTCATTCTGTCCTCTCGAAGAAAGGTGGGGTGACGACCGGGACTTGAACCCGAACCGGGGCCTTCACAGGGCCACATGCTGCCATTACACCATCGTCACAGTTGTGCTCAGCCCCTTTGACGGAGCCTTGCGAACCCTTGCTCTCTTCTATATATGCAAATTTTTCTTTTTGGCTCAATTTTCAAGTGTCTCAGGTGAGCCCTTGTATTCTCAAATTTCCATAGTGGGCCCAAATTTTTATGACCTGTTTCTGAGGGGGTCGCTCTCTGTTAAAACAATAATGAAATTAACGATTCG